TCCGCGACACTGGTTGGCAGCGCCGCGCTGGGTGCGCTCGCTTAATTGAACAAGCGTTCAATTACAAGTCCTCAATACTACATGTTGTGTTTGACTGGTGCTGGCGCAGTTAACAATAACGCCGAAACGAGCCAAGTCATTGTAAACATTGAGGTCGTGACTTTACATATGACTGATTATAACATTTTTCTGTTAAACGATGACCAAATATCCCCCCCGGTCAGCGTTTCGACGGGGGTGTGCGTGTGTAGTTTTCCGCACACACGCTCGCAAAAAAAATGTTGACCACCTACTCCAAAACAATTAACTGTTAAGCGACACCAGATGGAGGGAATGTCAAAATGTGCAGATCTTGTGAACGAGAAGACATCATGGCGCGTGGCTTGTGTCCAGCGTGTTATATGCGTGCGCGCCGCATCCAGCAGAAGGGCGGCTTGGAGTTCCGCCGCCCGCGAGGTGAGGGCGAGGCTCTAGCGCTGGCTAACAAGCACCTCTGGCTTCACAGGTTTACGAGCAAGATTGACGCGACTGGCGACGGCTGCCACGAGTGGACGGGGGGTAAGACTAAGGGTGGCTATGGTATGTTTAATGCTTTGGACCGCTCAATCTTGGCTCACCGTATGGTTTACCGCCTTGCCGGCAATGGCCTGCATGACGTCGTGATGCACACTTGTGACAACCCGAGTTGCTGCAATGTCGCTCACCTTCGCGGCGGCAGTCACAAGGACAACATGGCTGACATGGATGCGAAGGGTCGGCGTCGGCCCGGACGAGCTGACCACTTGCGGGATCGGTCGAGTCACCCTCGTGCGCGTGCAGTCTTTACGCCGCTGGGCGAGTTTGCCTCTGCTGCGTTGGCTGCCGATGAGCATGGCGTTGCTGCTGGCACGATCCAGCGCAAGTGCCGCGACGGCGTTGCCGGCTTTGGTTATAGGTAGCCCCCCCCGGCCCCCTCTTGCCAACCGATGCTCACTCAGAGTAAAATTTAAAAAAACGGGAGTTACCACGATGGCCGGGAAGGCTTTACGCAAACGCATTTTAGCTGAGGTCGCCAAGAATGGCGGCGCTGAATATATATTTGATCGGCTGTCATCTGGCACCACGGTGACGGCGATGGCGAAAGAGTTTGAGTGTAGCCGGGAGTATTTGCGAAACAGTTTGCATACTGTGCCGGAGTACAAGGCGGCGATGGAGAGCGCGAAGCTGACGGCTGCTGATGCGTTGGTTGAGCAGGGTTTGGAGATGGTTGACGCGCTGGACGGCGGCAGCTCAACGCAAGAGATTGCTGCGACGCGCGAGAAGGTTCAGTGGCGCAAATTTATGGCTGGCTCGTATAATCAGGAGCGCTACGGCAACCGGCCGCAGACCAATGTTACGATTAGTGTGAGCGATATGCACTTGGACGCGTTACGCAAGGTTAATGCTGACTTGGCTCAGATTGATGCTGAGGACCGCCAGCGTGAGGCAATGGCTATTGACGCGGATTACGAGGATGTCACCGATGAGCAATGATAATCCGCTTGAGGAGTTTGTGCTGCGTTACCGCGACGACCCTGCGTTGTTTGTGCAGGAAGTGCTGGGCGCTACTCCGCACGATTATCAGGCTGAGTTTCTGCGGGCTGTTGCAGACGGTGAGCGCAAGGTTAGCATTCGCAGCGGCCACGGCACGGGTAAGTCCACGTCGGCTAGTTGGATTATGCTGTGGTTTGTTTTGTTGCGCTTTCCGAATAAGGTTGTTGTGACAGCGCCGACCAGTGGTCAGTTGTTTGATGCGTTGTTTGCGGAGTTGAAGCGTTGGATTAACGAGCTGCCCCCGCAGTTGAAGGTGTTGCTTACGGTTAAGTCTGATCGAGTTGAGTTGAATGCAGCGCCGAGTGAGGCGTTTATTTCGGCTCGGACGAGCCGGGCAGAGACGCCGGAGGCGCTGGCTGGGGTTCACTCGGAGAATGTGCTGTTGGTTGTGGACGAGGCTTCTGGTGTGCCTGAGAAGGTGTTTGAGGCTGCTGCTGGCTCGATGTCTGGCCACGCTGCGACTACGATTTTGCTGAGCAACCCAACGCGCTCGTCTGGTACGTTTTATGAGAGTCAGACGCGGATGGCAGACAGCTGGTGGACGCGGCGTTGGTCCTGCATCGACAGTCCGCTGGTCAGCGATGAGTTTGTTGACGAGATGCGTGCTAGATATGGGGAGGAGTCAAACGCGTTTAGGATTCGCGTGCTTGGTGAGTTCCCGATGGCGGACGATGACACGATCATTCCGTTTCACTTGGCTGAGAGTGCAATTCATCGTGACATTGAGGTGACGCCGGATGAGAAGCCTATCTGGGGTTTGGACGTTGCGCGCTTTGGTACGGATAAGACTGCGCTGTGCAAGCGGTATGGCAATGTGGTGACTGAGATTACTAGCTGGCAGGGGTTGGATCTGATGCAGACTGTCGGCCGGGTGATGGCTGAGTTTGAGGGTTTGCCTCCCAGCGCTCGTCCGAAGGAAATACTTGTTGACAGCATTGGCGTTGGCGGCGGCGTTGTTGATAGATTGCGTGAGCTTGGTGCGCCTGTCAGAGGGATTAATGTTGGCGAGGCACCGGCCATGGGTAAGACGCATATGAACTTGCGCAGTGAGCTTTGGTTTAAGACGAAGGGTTGGCTTGAGGATCGTTCGTGCAAGTTGCCGAAGGATGACCAGCTGTTGGCTGAATTGACGGCGATCCGGTATAGCTTCACGTCATCGGGCAAGATGAAGGCTGAGAGCAAGGATGAGATGCGCAAGCGCGGTTTGAAGTCACCTGACCTTGCAGATGCTTTATGCCTGACAATGGCCAGCGATGCTGCGACTGCACTGTCAGGCTCTATGTCCAGCTGGACGCAAAGTCTCAAGCGTAATTTAAAAGGTATCGCATGAAGCAGGTTCCGTTTCACAAGCTGTCGCCCAAGATGAAAAATATCCGTATGAATCAATGGATTAAGACATACATCGGCAAAGGCTTGAGTTTAGAGGAAGCGCAATTTGCGGCTCGCTGGCGCGCCGGCCATTGGAAGCTGTCTTCCCGCATGGAAAAGATTATGGATGATTTAGGCGAACTGTGATATTGCGGGTTAGATGGTCATTGCGAGATAAATGTGCTAATGTGCAGAAAATTGAGAGGATGATGACATGAAGCCATGTAAAGGTTGCCCCACCCCCGCAGCATGTAAGCGTGCAGGCACTTGCCTTGCGAAGAAATACGGGAAGTAAGTTTTGGCTGATCCTAACGAGCTAAGGTATTACCGAGAGCAAGCTAGTCCATTTTCCTTTCTTTACGATATTGTTCGTAAAAATGAAGCAGAGCTTTCAGCTGCGGGTCGAAGGCCGATTATGGGCGGGCTTCTTTCTAAAGAGCCAGTCTATGGTACTGACACTGTTCAGTATGAAGGAATTGGTAATATGTTGGCTGGCCTCTTAGCCCCGTTGGCTAAGGCTATTGATGCTCCATATTCAGCATCTCAAGGTTTAATTTCTGAACAGGACATTATCCCAGAAGCGCTTGGAACTGCTGGATTGGCGATGGGAGGCGGCGCCGTTCTGCCCAGCCCGACTGGAGCCTTGAGATCTGGCAGTGTGAGGTCAAATCCAAACGCGCAAAGTTTGTTTTCAGAAGATGTTTATCATTCGCTACGCGGCCAGCCGGGTAGCGATGCTGTTTTGCAGGGTGATGTGTTTGATTACAAACTTGGCCCCGTTGGCAGTGGCGCGTCAAGGCTAGATCGGCTTGGGGTTCACGTTGGAACTCGAGAGGCTGCCGAGGATAGAGTTAATACTTATAGTGGGCAGGATTTAAAAACTTCTCAAGATAGGTTGCTGAATATGTCTTTAGAGGAGGCAAATGATTTCAAATCGTCGGCCACCATTCCTCTAAAAGCAAGAATGGATAAACCATTTTTAAATCAAGATGGTAGCCCGTTCCAAGAGTCAGAAATAATTGAGGCATTGAATAATTATGCAGATCAAAATAATTTTTCTGACCTTGAAGAAGCGCTGGTATCGTTCAGAAAAGATTTAACTGATAGCGGGTTTACGCACGTCCCATATGTAAACGCCATTGAAGATAGAGGTTCAATTAGTAACATTATGTTGACCGATAGGTCGGCTGGAGATCCTGCGGTACTTCGCAGCCGTTTTGCTGCGTTTGAAGATGAATACAGCCCGAGCATAATGGCGGCTAATAGGTCCGGTTCTGCAAGTCTTTTATCTTCTGCGATTGCGGAAGATCTGCGCAAAGCGAACAAAATTGATTTAGACCCGCTTGGTTATCAAAAGACGCGCATGAGGGACCGCAGGGTTTCCGACACAGACGTAAGGTCAACAGACACTGGTGAAAATCTTTCTCGACGGCCTATGTCTTGGGAGGAGACTGAGGGTAAAGTTGTTCTTCCGTTTTACGGCGACAGAACATCACGCGGGCTGCTTGTTGAGGGTGTTAATGATGTAAATTTTGACCAGCCCGTTTATACTGAAGGCGGAGTTGATTTTATGGTTGGGCCAGCAGCTCAAGCAGATAACTCTATATGGGCATCCAACCAAAACATCATTACCCGTATTGATAAAGAGGCCGCAAAAGCCGCTGAGCAATTTGACGGCGCTGACATTCTTGGACTTACCGGAAGTATGGCACCTGACGCCAACGACTTTGCTACGATGACTGGCGCGGCAATGGCTGAATTGGTTAAGAGCGCAAAGATAACTAAAAAATCAGCCAAAGAATTTGACGACATTATGAAGTCAATTGACCCTGACTTTGTAGGCGTCTTGTCTCCGAAGATTAGGGAGTGGGCTGAAACTACAACATCTCCTAAAAGAAAATCTTTTATTCGCTTGATGGACAGTGCGCCTATGCAAGCTAAAGGCTTTCCAAGCCCGGCGGAGGCTCGCTACAGCGTTACAGACCCCACACAACGTGACATGCCTGCTGGCATGTTTGGCCTTGGTGCAGCGAGAGTTGATACATCTTCGCCCTTAATGTTCAATAGCCCCAAAGGAAACCTGCCTCGAGCAAGCGTTCCTCACTCGACATATAATACGCAAATTGCTGGGGAATATCTTGGCTCATTACCGCCTGTGCCGCAGGGTTTGCTTTTCCGAGACGTTTATGACGCTATGGAAGGCAAGGTCACAAAAAGTGGTCAGCCGTTAAATGAGGCTCACAAGACTCACGCTATAAAAACAAAGATGCCAGCACAAAAAATAACCCCAGAGGTTTTAGAGGGTATTTTAAGCTACTTGTCTAGGATGGAAAAATGAGTGGATCGGCGTCATCAATTTCTAGCATTTTGCAAACTAATTCATCCAATGCGTCAAGTTTGTTTTCGTCCATACCCAAGTCCTTGGCCTTGAGTATTATCAGCTCCCTAGCCAAATCTGCATCAATCATGCTATTCTCTCCCAAATGTAGGCCAGATTATAATCGAGGTTCCACCTAATGGCAATCACAACTTACGCAGAGCTAAAATCTAATATCACGGACTTTTTGAACCGTGATGATTTAGATACTGTAGCTCCAACATTTATATCGCTTGCTGAATCAAACTTGTCTCGCGACATTCGTCACTGGCGGCAGGAAAGCGCAGCACTGCGGAACTTGACACGCAGTACAGCGCAATACCTGCTGACTTTGTTGAGGCCATTCGGTTTTACATTACGTCAGGCGAGTCACGCCCGCTTGAATTAATTAGCCAGTTTCAATTACTTGACCGCAAGTACAACAGAGCCAACACCAGCGGAGAGCCAGCTTACTATGCGATTACTGCTGGTGAGATTGAGATCTTTCCTGCGCCAGCTGGCACTTACACTGCGGAGTTGTATTATATATCTGAATTGCCTGCGTTGAGTGACAGCAACACAAGCAACTGGTTGCTTGAGCATTATCCTGACGCGTATTTGTATGGCTCGCTCATACATTCCGCTCCGTATCTGAAGGATGATGCGCGCTTGCAGGTCTGGGCTGCTTTGTATCAAAGCGCGATTGATGCTATAAACGCAGAAAGCGAGAAAGCTAAATTTGGCGGATCAGGCCGTCGCATGAAAATAAGGGCTTACTAAAATGAGTTTTTCAGACACATTCGAGACCACAGTTTTAACTTGGGTCTTCACGACGAGCAGCGCAACACGCCCGACTGAGTGGCATATTGCACTTTACACTGCATCGCCATCTGATCCCGGCGGCGGAACTGAAGTATCTGGCGGCGGTTATGCGCGTCAGTCTGTTACGTTTACTGTTTCCGGCAACACTGCCTCAAACACTGCTGCGATTGAGTGGCCAGTTGCCACGGCTGGCTACGGCACGGTGACTGACGTTGGCGTGTTCGACGCGGCGTCTGGCGGCAATTTGATTGCTTACGCGGCGCTGACCACAAGCAAGGCGATTGACACGGGCGATGTGTTTAGACTCCCGGCGGGTGATCTTGACGTTACGCTTGACTAATGGCTGAGTATCGTTCTGGCTACGGCAGGGCTACATACGGCTCGTATAACTACGGGCTTGATGGCTTTGTCACTGACGGCGCTGGCACGATTATTGTCACGACAACGACTGCTGCGGCTTCGGTTCGTGTCAGGTTAGACGCATCTATCGTTGTGAGCGTGTCTACGACCTCATCAGAGGCCGTTAGAGTGCGTGAAGCGTCTGCGTCTAGCACAACATCCACAACGACAACTTCCGCCGCCCAGCGCGTGCGTGAGAGCGATGCAGCATCAACCTGCGCCTCAACTACGTCAGCTGATTATAATTGCGTTCGCACGGCAGATAGCTCAATTGCCGCTACGTCAACTACTAGCGCTGACATAGTACGCGTTAGGCCGACTTCGGCTTCAACATCTTCCGCGTGCAGCACGTCGGCTACGGCTGAGGCAATATACATTAGCAGCGCTGACATTGCTTGCGTTCTAACATCTGTAGCAACGTGCAATCGCGTTCAATCGGGCGGTGCTTTGATTAGCACTCTTTTGAGTACGACGTGCAACGCTTTTAAAAAGTGGGAGCCGATCCCTGATACGCCTGAAGTTTGGACTGGTGTTGATCCGTCTAGCAAAGTGTGGCAAGATGCAGGCAGCACGCCAGAAAGCTGGTCGGCTGTTCCCCCCACATCAACGGACTGGACACCCGCCTCGGCTTCAAGCGAAACTTGGGCTGACGCCGCATAAGGCTGACGCCGTACAGGCTAACGCCGCATAGGAGAATATCATGGCTGATACAACGACCACAGCATATGGCTTAACGAAGCCAGAAATCGGTGCATCTGAGGATACTTGGGGCGAAAAGATCAACACTGATCTTGATACGCTTGACACGGTTGTAAATGCAATTGGCGGTAAGACTGCTGCTGGTACGTTGTCCTACGCAGATAGCGCGAAATTGGCGACGACTGCCACGGGTGTGGACGTGACCGGCAACGCAACCTTCGGCGACAACGACAAAGCCATCTTCGGCGCTGGGTCTGACCTACAGATTTACCATAATGGGGTTAATAGCTATGTTGACGATACTGGCACAGGGAACCTCGTTCTGAGAGGTAATTCCGCAGTAAGCCTTCAAAAGTACACAGGTGAAACTTTAGGCGTCTTCAATGCTGATGGCCCTGTCAATCTATTCTACGACAACGACCAGAAGTTCGCCACCACCGCCACAGGTATTGACGTAACTGGCACTGTCACGGCTGATGGGCTGACTGTGGATGGTTCATCCGCAATCGAGTTAGCTTCTAGTAAAACAGTAACAACACCCCATACAGACTATAACTTACTTTTAGATAACGCATCGGACTCAGAGTTTGTTATTCGCTTAGATAGCATTTTTTCTGGTTCTATTGGGTCATCGCATATCAAGCATATATCAGAAGGAACAAACCGTGGCGCATTAGTGTTTGCGACTGAGAATGGTTCTGGTGGAACTGTCCCTGATAGACTTAAAGTAGACTACAACGGCGACATCTCCTTCTACGAGGACACAGGCACCACTGCAAAGTTCTTCTGGGATGCGAGTGCGGAAGCGTTGACTATTGGTGATGCCGCAGCCCTAGCTGCGATTAGTCTTGAAACAAACACAAGTGGATTTGCAATTAGCATTGAGGAAAATGCAGGGGCAGAAACTTGGCAAATTGGCGTTGATGTCGATGGAGACTTGAACTTTTACAACAGTCAGCTTCCTACGCCCCAGTTTACTGTAAGAGATTCAGGAAACGTAGGCATTGGGACAGCGTCTCCTAGTGAAGAGCTTGAGATTGCGTCATCTTCCCCTACTATAAGGCTAACAGACACTAACGACTCTACCTATGGTGCAGTTAGTTATAATGTCGGAGCTTTGTTTCTCAATGGCGACCAAACAATTAGGTTTAATACCGACGGCTCCGAAGCCATGCGCATCGACGCATCTGGACGGGTAGGCATTGGAACGAGTTCGCCTGATGATGCTTTGCATGTTTATAACACTTCCAGTTTAAATCATGTTCGCATTGACGGGCCTGCTGGTATTAACCGAAACTTAAACTTTAGTACGTCAGGTTCAACCCGATGGAATATTTATGCAAACTCTACGGCAGAAAGCGGCTCTAATTCTGGCTCCAACTTAACTATTTCAAAATACACTGATGCTGGAGTTTATAATGGCGTTGCAATGTTTATTGAACGTAGCAGCGGATCGGTAGGCATTGGGACGAGTTCGCCTAGCACCAGTTTAGACGTATCATCCAGCGCAAGCACTATAGCAACCTTCCGTGTTCCAAGCGGCGGCGGAGCTAACAATAAGCGCCTTGAGGTAGCTACTGGTGGTGACCGTGTAATATTTAAGGCTTACACAGACAGCGATAGCTCAGCGGCCGCTATAGCGTTTAACAATGGTTCAAGCTCCGAAGCCATGCGCATCGACAGCAGCGGTAACGTAGGCATTGCTACGACTGATCCAGTAGAGAATTTTTCAGTAGGGGCTACACAATCTTCTGCTGGCTTTAGTCTTGGTTCCGCAACTACTCAGGTATTTCTCAGGTATAACAATTATTTCTCAGGGACTTCTCAGGTTAGTGATGCAACTAAAGGTTCGGCATCTATAAGTTTAGGTCGTAGCTCGGATGGCGTGATTACGTTTAATACTGCTGCGGCAGGAGCCGGAACCCCAACGGAAGCCATGCGCATCACCAGCAGCGGTAACTTGCTGGTGGGTAAGACGAGTGCATCAAGTGCTACTGTTGGCTTTGAAGCGAAAAAAACAGGGTTCACTGCCGCTACTAGAAATGCTAATACTGTTTTAGTTTTAAATAGACTAACATCTGACGGCGAAATTGTGCAGTTCCGCAAAGACGGCTCCATTGTGGGGAGTATTGGAGCTTCTGGCGGTCAGGCGTACATAGGGTCATCTGATACTGGTATTTTATTTATCAGTTCTGCAGATGCAATAACACCCCACAATACATCAACTAATGCGGCACGATCTGCCTCTATTGATATTGGTACCAGTAGTAGAACATTCAAAGACCTCTACCTGTCTGGCGGTGTACACCTTGGCGGCACTGGGTCGGCTAATAAGCTGGACGACTATGAGGAGGGGACGTTTACTCCTACGGCATACGGAGCCTCAACCGCTGGGACTACTACCTATGCAACCCAAACCGGGTCTTACACCAAAGTTGGCGATACGGTTAATGTAGACATTTACATCTCTTGGACTGCGATGACTGGCACTGGCAATTTGCGAATAGGTGGGTTGCCGTTTACGTCTTCTAGCGCCTCTAACTACTTTGCTAGTGGCACTATTGTTCCTTTGCTAGGCTTTACTTGGCCTTCCGGCATGACGCAATTAAATCCAATTATGTCTGCTAGCGATACAGCCATGAGCATTTACGGATCTGCCACTGACTTAAACTCAACAGCGGCCTCAACAGATAGTGAGATAGTCGCTCTTGCAATTTCACTAACCTATAAGGTGTAAATCATAGCCCACTGCATAGCTTTGGGTCGGACAGTCCAGCCATAAGGAGATAAAACATGGCGCTAACAGAAGAAACAATCCAAGACAAAATCGAGATCGTATCAGAACACAAAATGATACAGGTCAGAACAGCCACGGTCATCAAGCGTGACGGTGTAGAGATCAGCCGATCCTTCAGCCGCCATGTCGTTGCACCTAACGATGACATCACAAGCGAAAGCTCAGAGGTTCAAGCCATCTGTGCAGCCGTACACACACAAGCGGTTAAGGATGCTTATGCCGCCCATCTAGCCGAACAGGAGGTTTAACCTATGGCCGTAACTTACACTTGGACTATCCCCACCTGCGAACATGACATCGCAACAGGTGGGATTAACGTAATTCACTGGCGCTGCGAAGGCGTTGACGGTGACAACTCTGCGTCATCTTATGGTACTGTTGGTCTAACACCTGACCCATCCTCATCTGACTTTGTTGCTTACGCTGACGTTACTGAAGCAATGGCTCAAGGCTGGGTGTGGGATAGTGTATCGCAAGATGACACTGAAGCCGCTATTGCTGCTAATATTGACGCAATGGCAAACCCAACCGAAGCCTCCGGAACACCTTGGGCTGCTTAACTTAACTTAAAGGAGATCACGATGGCCGAAGACAAAAAGGTAATCACGATCAACGACGTTGAATACACTGAAGACCAACTGACAGATCAGCAAAAGGTGATGATTAATCACATCAACTCTTTGCAGCAGAAAATCAACTCTGCGCAGTTTAATATGGATCAGTTGATGGTCGGCAAAGATGCGTTTGTAAATATGCTCACGGCATCTTTGGAAGCGCCAGCGGAAGATGACGCTGAGTAGCCCGGCAAACATAACGCAATTGGCCAGCTACATGCTGGCCTTTTGCATATTTGGCACAATGTGTTATATTGGCCTCAATTCCGTTTGCGAGAGGCGATAATGGCTTTAATTGATCTAAACATTCCCGCTGGCGTTTATCGCAACGGGACTGACTTGCAGAGCATGGGTCGTTGGCGTGATGCCAGCCTTGTTCGCTGGAATGACGGCGTTATGCGCCCGGTAGGCGGTTGGCGCACGCGTAGCGGAAATGCAGCCGACGCAACTTTGCGCGGGATGCTGACTTGGATCACAAACGACAACAGCCGTTGGATTTCCTCCGGCACATATAACAAACTATATGTTTGGGCTGATACCAACGCAATATACGATATTACACCCGTAGGTTTAACGGCAGGCCGTGAGGACGCAATTTCATTTACAGGTTATGGCGGCGCTGAATATGGCGCTTACGCATACGGCATTGCGCGGCCTGACACAGTTCGCATCCAGCCCGCAACAAGCTGGGACTTGCAGTCGTGGGGCGAATACCTGTTGGCTTGCAACGAAGACGACGGCAAGATTTACGAATGGCAGCTTGGCACAGGCACGCCCGCAGCGGTTTTGTCTAATGCGCCAGTAAATAATCTTGGCATAGTCGTAACTGAGGAGCGCTTTGTTTTTGCGCTTGGCGCAGGCGGCAACCCGCGCTTGGTGAGCTGGTCAGACCGTGAGGACAATAACCTATGGACGCCAGCCGCAACAAACGAGGCAGGTGACCTTGAGCTAAACACGTCAGGCGCGTTGATGAAGGGCATGACCGTTGCAGGCCAGACATTGCTTTTAACCACGCGCGATGCTCACGTTGCCAACTACATTGGCCCTCCATATGTTTACGGCATTGAGCGCGTTGGAACGAGCTGCGGCTTGGCTGCAAAACAAGCTGCGGTTGTAGTTGATCGTGGCGCGTTCTGGATGGGCGTTAATTCGTTTTACGTCTACACGGGCGGCGCTGTGCAAGAGCTGCCGTGTGATGTAGCTGACTATGTGTTTAATGACATCAACAAGGGCCAGATTAGTAAGGCGTTTGGCATGTCAAACTCAATGTTTAGCGAGGTAACTTGGTTTTACCCAAGCGCAGCGTCAACGGAAAATGACCGCTACGTTTCATATAACTACGTTGAGAACACATGGACCATCGGCAATTTGGCCCGCACTGCTGGCATTGACCGAGGTGCGTTCCGTCAACCAATGATGGCTGACCCAGCAGATTACAAAATATACGAGCATGAGATTGGCTTTAACTATGGCACACTGACGCCGTTTGCTGAAACTGGCCCGTTCCGCATTGGAGCTGGCGACCAAGTTATGAGCGTGACTGAAATGCTGCCGGATGAGAAATCGCAGGGCGATGTAAGCGCTACGTTTAAAACACGCTTTTATCCCAATGGCACTGAGAGGTCATACGGGCCTTACTCTATGAGTAACCCAACTTCGGTCAGGTTTACCGGGCGTCAAGTTCGTATGCGCATTGAGGGCGAGCGCTTGGCTGATTGGCGAGTTGGCATTAACCGAGTTGATGCTGTTGCCGGGGGCCGTCGATGACGCAGCAGAACCGTCCACCAGAGCCAAGAGATAAGGATTGGCAGACTTGGGGCCGACGCCTTATGTCTTACTTGTCTCAAACGCGCTCACCGCTGGTCCAGCAGACTGGTGGAGAAAGTGCGGCTGACGATGGCACGCTTATGTGGGATCGAGCCAATCAGTATCCAGTTGTAAGCAAAAACGGCGCGTGGGTGCAGGTTGTTCTGGAGGACGGCAAATACTCGGGAGCAGTGACAACTGACCAAACGGCTGCGGTTATAAACACAGCTTACGCCTTGACCTACACCTCTAGCACCTCTGACGGCATTGCCAACGGCACGCCAGCTTCGCGCATTGTGTTTGATGAGGCTGGTCAGTACATGATTAGTTTTTCGGCGCAGATTGCATCAACATCAAGCTCGACCGTAAACTTTTGGTTCTGGCCTCGCGTCAATGGCTCTGACGTTGCTGGGTCAACAATGAAAAACGCACTGCATCAAAACGGGTCTGTTTTGGTTGTGTCTCGCTCGGCCATATTTGAGCTAAACGCTGGGGACTACCTTGAGGCTATGTGGGCAGTGGACAACACCAGCGGCTTTCTTGACGCAACAGTCGCAACTGCGTTTGCGCCTGCCGCGCCTGCCTCAACTATAGCTATTACGAGGCTACATGGATAAAGAGCTTGAAAGATGTCGGCCTTGGATCGAAGCGGCGCTGGGCTATTCTGGCGGCACGCATGACTTCATTGACGTAGCCGAAGGTATCTACAAAGGTACGATGCAGTTGTGGCCAACGCCAAAGGGGTGCATAGTAACTGAAATCGTGGTATATCCACGAAAGAAGTTGTTAAACGTGTTCCTTGGCGGCGGTGAATTGGATCAGATTTTGGATATGCACAACGATGTGATAGAGTGGGCCAAAGCGCAAGGATGCACAGCATTGACTATGACGGGACGTTTTGGCTGGAAAAAACCATTGGCGAAGCACGGCTGGAAGCCACTGCACACGTCCTATGTTAAGGAGTTTGAATAATGTCTGGCGGAAAAGGTGGATCAACAACCTCATCGGTGACAATCCCAGAATACATTGAGGCCGCTGCACAGCGCAACCTAAACAAAGCCGAGCGCATTTCGCAGATCGGCTATACGCCGTATTACGGTCCAGACGTTGCTGCGTTCACACCAATGCAGCAGGCTGCGTTTCAAGGCACCGCTCAAACAGCGAGTGCTTTTGGCGTGCCGGGTGGTGATATGTCCCAGCAAGACATTATGGGCGGCATGCCCGAGCCAACGACATACGCTGGCGGCGTGCGGGGTTACTCTTCCGCGCCAATCTATGAGGAATCATTGCAGGCTTTGGGCGAGCGCCGTCCCGGCCAGAAGGATTACATCGACAGCTTTTTTATTGACCCATACGCAGGCGGCGCTGCTGCTGGCAACTTCGATCCGATTGATTATACCAGTTATGGCACGGCGGCTCAAGGCCAACGTGAGCGAGAGGCGCTGGACCGCGAGGCTCAGTTGATGACCGAACAGATGCGGATGCAAGGTTCGGCTTTATCTGCGCCTCAGTACAACACATATGTCACCTCTATTCAGGAGGCCATAAACGACACGAGTTACGACCCGAGAATTGATGTCTTGACGCCAGAGCAGCAGGTTATGATTCAAAACAACCCGCAGGCGCAACTTGCGCAAGACGATCTTTACATGAACCAGTTGGGCAATGCGAACAGCAACATCATTGATGCAGGCAAGGGCTTACTGAATATTGAGCCTTCTTTTGAAAGCCCCTCTAGCTCAGGCTCTTATGGCGGCTCTCTCGTTACTGGTGGGTTGAGCGGCAATCTCACCGGAATTCCCGGTATTGCCGGAAACATAGCTGATAGCGTATTGAGCAGCGTCGCGCCGGAATACGCAATGGAGCTGCAAGGCCAAAACTTTGCCGAGTCTGGTGGATCAACTTACGATCCAAACATGTCTATTGTAAATCCAATCTCAGGCGCGACATCAACTGGTGGGTATGACTTTGACCCGACAGCGTTTAGCTCGGACTATCTCACGGGCGAAATACCCGTTGGCGTTTCCCCAGCGACCCCTGTACCAACTTACGACGCATTTAGCAGTGCAGCCTCAGACATGCCGGACACAAGCATGACCGCTATACCCGGTTACACTACCCCAGCGCCTCAAGTTTTTGAAGGCCCGCTCCCGACCGGAACAACCCTTCCAACTGGTTCCACAATTGTTAATACATACGATGGCGGCTTTGAAAGCCGCCCTGCTCACGCAACAGACAATGATAGACCCGCTGGACCGGGCGACACTGGTTACGAGCAAGCTCAGCTTTTGGCAAGCCTTCAGGGTGGCAGCACTGGCATTATATACAAAGATGACCGCCGAGAAGTTTGGTTCAATGGCAAAATGATAGCAAACCCCAAAGGCGCTGAGGAGGCTCGGGAAATTCTAGCACGCGCTCAAGCAAGGGGATATTGATAATGATTTGCAACTTAACATCTAAAACCAAGAGGGGCGCGTAAAATGGCAGGCGCAGCACAACCAGCAGCAGTACAATCAATACCACCTCAAACTGGAGCGATGAAAGCGGGTCAACCTCGGCCGGGTTTTAACGTAAACCAAGCTGCGGCAAGTGGATTGCAACAAGCGATGCAAGGCACTCAGCAAGCGATGCAAGGCCCGCTGAATATCGGCGCATATGCTAACCCATACACCAGCGCAGTAATTGACCGCACTCAGCAGGACATTGCGCGTCAGCAAGAAATGGCGCAGAACCAGCTTGGCGCGCAGGCTACTGCTGCCAGAGCATTTGGCGGGTCGCGTCAGGGTGTTGCTGAAGGTGTCATGGCTGGCGAATATGGTCGCATGGCTGGCGATATGGCAGCGCAGCAACGTCAGCAAAACTACAGCCAAGCATTGCAGGCCGCGATGGCCGACCGTCAGGCTCGCCTCGGTGCCGCGTCCCAGCTCGGTGGACTTGGACAGCAAGCGTTTCAGACAGGCCAAACAATCCAGCAGCAGCAAGCGCAGCAAGGCCTCTTGCAGCAAGGTATTCAGCAGGCGCTAATTGATGCAGCCAAAGGCCAATACGCTGGCTACACAGGCGCACCAACGCAGGCATTGCAGGCACCTCTGGCTGCTCTTGGGGTTACGCCAGCGCCGCAAAGTACAACAAGTTCCATGCAACCCGGCCTGTTTAATTACTTGCAGCTTGGCGCGGGCCTGATGTAATGCCAAAAGGTTTTATCCCTCTCGCAAAGCAAATGGACTTTCTCTGGAATGAAGTGCAGGGAAAGGAAAAGTCTGGCTTTGAGAAGTTCCGTGCGGCCAACGCCTCAACGCCAGAAGACTATGCAACGCTGTGGGATAAATACTATGAGCGCTCAGGTGGCGCAGGGGACGAGAAGGCTCGCAACTATGCCAACAGCGTTTACGCGGCAATGCACGATGGTACATCCAACCCCGGCGTAATTTCTCCAAACGCAAAGTTTGCTTACGGATACCTGACTGAAAAGGGTCTCACTCCGCAGCAGGCCGCTGGCATCACTGGTCGCCTGATGGCTGAGAGCTATGAGGATATGAACCCAGATGCTCGCAACACACTTGCTGGCGGTAAAGGTACATATGGTATTGCGCAGTGGCGTGGCAGCCGTATGAATGATTTGGCGAACTTTGCAGGCGTTGACGTGGATGACATTACATCACTGCCAGCGACCACTGCCAAGGGCGGTTTACTTACAAGCAATCAAGGGGGTCAAGACATGGCCAATCGAAAGCAGCCTCCATACATGATGGGCGGCGAGCAGACTTACAACGCACCCAACATGGGTCAGGCAGCGCAGCAGCAGCAGGGCGGTATGCGTGGGCTTCTGTCAACACTGAAAGACGCAGCAACAGCCGTTGACCCGAATACTGGGCTGACAGGGTTTCAGACTTTTGCGGCTGCGCTTGATCCCCTCATTTTGCCGGAACTGCGCGGCGGTGGCGAGGCTATTCGTAAGGCTGGTGCGCAGCGGATTGCGGCAAGCAACCGAAATAAAACCATTGAGATGTTGCGGCTCAGGAAGCGTGATGACTTGGCTGACATGGTTGAGCGCGGCATGATTTCTCCAACCGATGCGGCCGGCCAGTTGCTTGCCACGCCGAAGGATGACAGAACTGCCGGCATCAAGGAATATCAGCAAGCCGTTAACCAAGGGTTCAAGGGAACATTCCTTGAGTATAAAACTGCGCTTCAAAAGGCTTCTGCCCCAAATATCTCTACAACCATTGAGGCCGCTGGCGAGAAAAGATTTGAAGAAGAGTTTGCAAAACTGGACGCAGCGGCTCTGGCTGATGTTGCGAAAGTTGGCTCAACGGCGACCAGAAGCCTCGCACAGATCAATCGACTTGAGGCATTGTTAAGCAATATTGACAGCGGCATGGGCGCAAACATACAACAGTTTGCAGGTAACTTTGGCATCCAAACTGAAGGACTTGATGACATTCAAGCGGCAGCGGCACTTATAAACGCCCTTGTCCCAGCGCAGCGTCCTCCGGGATCTGGTCCGATGTCCGACGCCGACTTGGAACTTTTCAAGCAATCATTGCCTCGCATAATTAACTCTCCCGGCGGCAACCAAATCATCATCAACACTATGCGCGGTTTGGCTGAGTATGATGCAGAAGGTGCTAGAATTGTGCAGCGCTTGCGTAACAAAGACATCACGCAGCCTGAAGCATTTGAGCTGCTGAATAACCGCGCAGACCCGTTTGCAGCGTTTAGGCCGCCAGTAGGCGCAGCGCCCACTGGCGACGCAGAACGCGAAGCGGCTAGAAAACTTCTAGAAGCAATTAAGTAAGGAGCCGATCATGGCGGAAACGATGACATCGGCTGAGTCCTCACAAATCCTTCAAGCCATCAAGGTTTTGGAGAAACTAGAGGCTAACGGTACAATTACAGCAAGCGAGCAGGCCGCATTGGACCGCGCTCGTGAGAAGCGCAAGCCTGCCAAGCAAGCCGAGCTTGAGACTCGCGCTACATACGGCGGCTTTACAGCTGGTGCGATGATGAATTTGAACGACGAGGCTCGCGGCGCTTACAACTTTGCTAATGAGCTTTTAAAGTCAGGAGACATGGAGGGCGCAAAGGCAGCTTACGCGAAGTACCGCGACCTTCAGCGCCAGATTGACGAAGCATTGCAGCTTCTAGCCCCCGAAGAATACGCTAGAGGCCAAACCTCTGGCGCAGTCACGGGCATGGTTGCCCCCGGCGGCGTGGCGTTCAAAGCTGGATCAAAGTTGCCCGTGTTAGGCCAAATGGCTACGTCTGGCGGCGTTGGCGCAGCGGCCACAGCTCTGCCACAATTCGGTCGCGGCGAAGGCGGCTTCACTGAAAGAGTTTCAGAAATTGACCCTTTGTCCACTGCTGTCGGCGGCACAATCGGCATGGTTTCACCTGTAGCTGGTCGAGTGGCTGGCGCAGCTACACGCGGCGCACAGGAGTTAACTAGACGCGGCGTCGATGGCTACAGTGGCGCAGCATCACGCAGGGTGGCTGGTCAACTGTCTGGCCCTCAAGCGACAGCTCAGGATATTCAGTCATATCTCAGAAGCCTTGGGCCAGAAGCTATGCTGGCCGACGTGCCGGGCCGCCCACGCACATTAGCTCAGGGCTTGGCGACCATCCCCGGCCAAGGTCAAGAGGTTTTGACCCGCGAAATAGGCGCTCGCGGTGCAGGCGCAGGTCAGCGTGTTGAAGATGTTATGACGCAGCGCATTGACCGGCCAAACGTAGGGTTTGAGGAAACATTGGCTCAGCAGGAGCGCAAGTCTGGCGTGCTTGGCCCAATGTATGAGGCTGCCACTCAAAGCGATAAAATGTTTGATGTAAACACACTGCGCAGCGCACTGGTTTTGTACGGCAAGGATGCTTCACGCTCGGTTCGCTCTCAAATGAATGCTGTGTTGAAAGATTTAGGCACAAAAGGCGACGTTAGCGCCGAGAAGCTGCACAACGTCAGATCAGCGTTGAGCGACGTTATATTCAGGGAGGGTGGGAGCGTTGCTGTAAACCTCAAGCCATTCTTGCATAAAATTGACGATAAGCTGGACGAGCTGCCAAGTTACGCAGCGGCTCGGTCCGGATACTCTGAGGCTTCCGCTATCCAGCGCGCTGTTGAGGACGGCGAAAAGGTATTTACTGGCGGCAAAACATCTGCATTGTCTCCGCGTGAATTGGAAGCAAAACTTGCAGGCATGTCTGACATGGAACGAGCTGCCTTCCAGAAGGGCGCACGGGACTACATTGGCTCCCTTATGGGAACGTCTCGCAACGATGCAGCCGCCGCTTGGGGTGAGTTTGGCAAAAGCTGGAACGCTGAGAAGCTCAGGATGCTTGTTGGCGACGAAAGTGCGGCGGCCATTACCCAGCGCTTGCTTGCTGAAAAAGAGTTTGCCAAAACCTCATCTGACGTTCTTGCTGGTTCGCAAACAGGCTTCCGCACAGAGGCGCAGTCTGCATTGCGAGACCTTCGTGACCCTGAGAGCTTCAATGCACCCAGCGTTGGGCAGCGTGTTAAGACTGCCATAGCTGCACCTGTCAATAAAATCATGGACGAAATCATGTACGGCACGGGCGACATCCGCCGTGAAATTGGCGAAATACTCACGTTGCAAGGTGCCGAGCGTGACGCAGTGGTTCGTCAGCTGTTGGGCGAGGCTTCACGCTTGCAAGACAAAACAAAGCTGCAACGTCTGACAGACATGCTGGCGCAAGTTGGCTTGATGGCTACTACACCAGCGGTTACAAGCGAATAAAGGACACGATTAATGGAACTTAAACCAAAATCACGCAGCGAAATCGAAAGCATTGTCCAAGACGCAATATCGGACGCGGTGGACTTTGTTGAGGGCGAGATCAGCGATGATCGGATCAAAGCCCAGCGCTACTACGATGGCGAGGTTGACCTTGGTTACGAGGAAGGCCGCAGCAAGGTTGTAGCCACAAAGGTACGGGATACCGTGCGTTCTGTGAAGCCAAGCCTAATGCGCATATTCCTCAGCACAGCCAAGCCCGTTGAGTTTGTGCCTCACGGCCCAGAAGACGTGGCAATGGCCGAGCAGGCCACTGAGTTTATGCACCATGAGTTTACCCGGCTAAACGGCTACCGCGTGATGAATGACGCCTTCCAAGACGCGCTGGTTAAAAAGCAAGGCATCGTGAAAGCATACTGGATGACATATCCAGAGGCAGAGATTTACACGTTCACAGATCTGTCTGACGACGAATATACCTACCTGCTGGACGATGACAGCGTGACTGTGCTTGAGCATACGGCTGAAATGACCATTGAGATTGATCCAATGGGCATGGAGATTGAGCTGCCAATTCACAGCGTTAAACTCAGCCGCCAGAAAGAAATGGGCGAGCTGTGCATTGAGAGCGTTCCGCCTGAAGAGTTTTTCATTAACCGTGACGCTCGCAGCCTTGCCGACGCCTACGTTGTGGCTCACCGCACTGACATGCGCGCAGGCGATTTGATTGCAATGGGCTACGACCCAGACGTGGTTCTTAACTTGGACAGCTTTGAGAGCGGCTCAGACATGACTGAAGCCGAGATATATGAGCGGCGCGGTTACGATATGGATACCTCAGATGAGGACGTGCAAGACCCATCCATGCGCAATGTTGCCGTGACAGAAGCGTATATGCGCATTGACGCTGAAGGCACTGGCGTACCCATCCTGCACAAAATCACATGCGGTGGCACGGCATACGAAATGCTTGACTTTGAGCCATGCGACGAGCTGCCGTTTGCCAAGTTTGAAATAGACCCAGAGCCACACACATTCTATGGCCGTTCGCTGGCCGAGATTGTTATGGACGACCAAGACGCAGCCACATCGGTCCTGCGCTCCATCCTTGACAACGTGGCGATGACAAACAACCCACGCCTCGGCATTGTTGAGGGCGCAGTCAACATTGATGACGTGCTAAACAACGAAATCGGAGCAATCGTGCGCATGCGTCAGGCTGGCGCTGTGCAGGAGTTATCTGTCCCATTCACCGCAGGCCAGACACTTGGCGCGCTGACATACCTAGATGGCCTCGTAGAGAGCAAGACAGGCGTTTCCAGAGCCTCAATGGGCCTAGACCCTGATGCAATGCAGTCAACCACAAAGGCCGCTGTGCAGGCCACTGTGCAGGCCGCAGCAGGTCAGGTTGAAGTTATGGTTCGCAACCTTGCCGACGGCATGCGTGACTTATTTGGCATTATGCTGCGCTTGATGAGCAAGAACGTAGACGAAGAGCAAATGATGCGGATGAACGGTACGTTTGTGCCTGTTGATCCACGGGTCTGGGACTCAGGTTTTGACGTTAGCATCAATGTGGGCCTCGGCACTGGCCGCGAGGAAGAGAAGGCTATAGCCCTAAACCAAGCGCTGCAAATGCAAACGATGGTTTACCAGAACTACGGGCCGATGAACGGCTTGGTTAGCCTGACCAACATTCGCAACACGCTGGCGGATCAGCTGGCTGTTTCAGGCATACGCAATGCTGACCGTTACTTTGCGCCAATTACACCTGAGATCGAAATGCAAATGTTGCAGATGCAGCAGCAAGCTCAAGCGCAGCAAGGTCAGGCGGCTGATCCAAACGCTGCGTTCTTGCAGGCAGAGCAAATGAAAGCGCAAACAAAGGCTCAAACTGACATGGCCAAGTTGCAGCTTGAAATGCAGAAGGCAGCGGCCAATGACGACCTCAAGCGAGATCAGATGGCGCAAGACCTGATGGTAGACGCGGCAAAGATTTATGGCGAATACGGCACAGCCGTTGATGTGGCCCGCGTGAAAGCCGAGCAGGATAAAATGCGCATGATTGGCGGCATGGCCCAAGGGGTGCAGCAATGACAACAGAAATACGCATAGAGGCCGAAGAGGCCCGTCGTTTGAAAAACGATACTGCATTTCAGCAGTTCATGCAGGGTGTGCGCGAAAACCAAATGCAGGTTTTCGCAAGCAGTGGGGCGGCTGACGTAGCTGCCCGTGAAGAGGCGCATGCGATGATCCGTGCGCTTAACCAGATCGAAGTGACACTCGACGCTGCACTTGCAGCAGAGGCGCTTTTGGATCGCAAACAAAGGAAGTAGCACCGATGGAATCGACTACCCTAGATGACGCAGTAGAAAGCCTACTCGCACCCTCAGAGGAGACTTCTGAGGACAATAATTTTGACGAAGCTGTGGACGCAATGATTGAGCCTGATGACGATCAGACTGAAGAAGTTGAGGTTGCAGACGAAGAGCAAGATGACGTTGAGGCATCCAGCGAAGACGAATATGATGATGTCGAAATTGACGACGAAGACCTAGTAGAAGCACCAGCTGAAGACACCAATGTTTTCTCCGTTAAAGTTGACGGCAAGGAAGAGCAGTGGACACTGGATCAGTTAAAGCAATCTGCTGCGGGACAAGCGGCAATTAACAAGCGGTTCCAAGAAGCTGCCGAGGCGCGCAAGCGAATCGAACAGCAGGCAGCCGTATTGCAACAGCAGCAACAACAAGTCGCTGCTTTGTACCAACAGGCGCAAAACGGTGGTTTGCAAGCTCCAACCCCGCCAACACGCGAGTTGTTTGAAAGTGACCCAATCGGGTACATGGAAGAAAAGCTCAAGTATGACGAGGCGAAAACGCAATACGACCAAAATATGTTCCAGCTTCAGAATGTGCAAAAGCAGCGCATGCAGGCCCAGCAAGAGGCACACCAGACCTACCTTGCAGAGCAGGCACAAGTGCTGACGCAACACATCCCTGAGATTGCTGACCCTGAGAAGGGAGAGGCAATCAAAAACGCATTGGTTGATACAGGCGTTTCTTATGGCTTTACGGCTGAGGAAATGCAGGCAGTGACCGATGCTAGATATGTGCGGGCGTTAAATGATGCGCGCAAATATCGTGAGCTGGTGGCAAAGCGCAAATCAGCACAGTCCAAGGGTGAGAAAGCCCGGCCTGTGGTGAAACCCGGTGCAAAGAAGCGTGTTGATAGTAACGCTGCAACTCGTAAAAAAGCGCAACAGCGCTTGCAGAAAACTGGCTCTATGGAAGACGCATTGAGCCTGATCTTAAATCAGTAAGTCTTTGAAAGGACACACTAATGGCACAGCCAACCAACACATTTGATACCTATGATTCCGTCGGTATCCGTGAAGACCTCAGCAATGTTATCCACAACATTTCGCCAGAGGAAACGCCATTTTACAGCAAAGCTGCTAAAAAGGCCGCAAAGAATACTCTCGTAGAGTGGCAAACAGATAGCCTTCGTGCTTCCGCTGCCAATGCTCACATTGAGGGTGACACAACTACTGCCGAAGCTCGCGCAGCAACAACTCGTTTGGGCAACTACACGCAAATCTTCAAAAACGCCGTTGTCGTATCCGACTCCGACGATAATGTTGACAATGCAGGTCGCGCAAAAGAGATTGCATATCAGACCTTGAAGATTGCCAAAGAGCAAAAATTGGACATCGAAAAGGCTTTGTTTGCAAACAACGCACGCGCAGCTGGTAACTCCACAACAGCCCGTGAACTTGCTGGCGCACCAGCTTGGTTGACAACAAACACTGTTGCTGGCTCCGGCGGTGCAGACCCAACCGGCGACGGCACAGACGCCCGTACAGACGGCACACAAGCTGCTTTCTCACAAGCCAACTTTGACACTGTTATGCAGTCAATCTGGGTTGCTGGTGGTAAGCCAGACACAGTGTACCTTTCTGCATTCCAAATGAATGTAGCTCTGGGCTTCACTGGTAACAACAACCAGCGTTCCAGCGTACAAGCTGGCGACGAGCGCGTTGTTAAATCCTTGGCAGTATATGTAACCCCTTGGGGAAGCGTAGAATTTATGCCAAGCCGTGAGAACCGCTCGCGTGACGTGTTCATCATGCAAGACAACATGTGGGAAGTTGCTTCCCTGCGTGGCACGAAGAACGTGGCTTTGGCCAAAACTGGCGACAACACTACTCGCCAAGTTGTAACCGAGCTTACTTTGTGCGCCAAAAATGAAGCTGCAAACGGCATCATTGCCGACTGTACAACTTCATAATCTAACAGATGGGGGCGGGAGACTGCCCCCATTTTACTTTAAGTGGAGACCAATATGACAAAAGCTACAGTGACCGTTGCAAATGTATTTACATCTGCCGGAAAGTTTCTCAAAGGCGACGTGGTTGACCTTCCCGCTGACGAAATAAAATCAATCAACGAAATCCGCGCTGGTGCGCTTGAGGCTGAAAAGAAGCCAATGTTTGCCAAAAAGGCTAAAGCCCCGGCAAAGAAAAAGCGTGCGCGCAACGAAAATGGCACTCTGCGCGCTGACAATCCGTCCACAATCCATATCAATGAGGCTTGGGTCAATGATTAATACATCGACCAAAATATCTGAAAAGATTACGTTTGATGGCGAAGATAACATGGTTATCAAGCGCACCTTCGACGCGTCCCACATGCTCAAGGATGCGGCGCAGGCCCGTGAGGTAACGAAGAACAGCTTTGGCTCTGATTACAAGCACGTTGGCAATGTTGACATGGCTTTGCTGGCAGTATGGCTGAAAGAGGCTGGAGTTGCTTGGACGGATACACAGGCCGTCAAAGATGTGTTAAAACGTAAGTTAGCAAGCAATGAGTTTAGCGCCCTTCGGGTCTGGGAAGGCAGTTACTAAAATGGAAATGGACGCGATCTTGAATATACTTTTTGGAGTTGTAATCGCTGGAATTGGCTGGTGGTTAAAAACACAGCGCGAAGAACTGGATCGCCTCCGCATTTTACTTAACCGCACCCGCGAGGAAATGGCCAAGGAATATGTCACGAAGTCAGACAGCTCTGAGGTTCTCTCTCAGATTATGAACAAGTTTGATCGGCTTGAAGAGAAAATTGACAGGCTGATGGATAGATAAAATGCTTTGCGCGCTGGTCTTTGTGAGCTTCGGACACGCATGGGTGCAGGGCGCAGGCAATGTTTTGGTCAAATCTTGCTATTACGAGTGCGGCCAGAAAAAGATCAGCAAGGGTCAGTGGTATGACCGCAAGTACAGCGTGCCGCCGCGCTATATCTGCCCAGTGAGGTTCGCAGAAGCATGATTGATCCAATTTCCGCTATAGCCATTGCCGCCGGGGCGGTGAACAATGCCAAGTCGTTGATAGCCGCTGGCAGAGATGCTTCGTCAGCTCTGAGCAAATTCGCTGGTGCAGTGTCAGACGTAAATTACGCGGCTGAAAAGGCGAAGAATCCGGGTGTGTTCGCGTCTCTGACCGGCTCAGCAGAACAGGCTGCGATTGACGCATTCTCTGCGCAAAAACGCTTGCAGGCGATGAAAAAAGAAATCGAAACAATCATAATGTACCAGCACGGGCCGAAGGGTCTGGAAGAATATAAGGACACGCTCCGCAAGATCAGAGCGCAACGCAAGAAGACTGCGTATCGTCAGGCTGAGATCAAGGAGGCCATCGTAATGTGGGTGGTCGGCGGCATCATCGTGCTGGCTGGAATTGCTGGCCTTGGGGCCGTGTTATATTTTATCGGCAAACAGCAGGGGAAATGGTAATGGCACACACAATATTAGATGACTGGAAGGTTCTGCCGCGCTTGATGATGCTGGCGGTCACTGTGCTGACCTATCAGGCTGTGCATTGGTTCATGGGGCTATCTGACCCCAGCGTTGCACAGTCAGGGCTTGTAAGCGTCTGTATGGGCGCTCTCACGGGGTGCTTTGGCATCTGGATGGGTAAGGAGCAGGCAAAATGATTGGTCAAATTATAGGATCACTCGGCGGCCTTGCGGCAAGCTACATTGACGGCAAGACTGCCGTGAAAAAGGCCGAAGCTGAAACCAAGATGAAAATCGCCACTGGCGAAATCAGCTGGGAGCAAGCTGCTATTGAGGCCAGCAATAATTCGTGGAAGGATGAGGCTTGGACAGTGGCCTTCATAGCCATTGTGCTGGGCAGCTTCATACCGGGCATACAGCCTTACATGGCTCAGGGTTTCGCCAATCTGGATGCTGCGCCGCAGTGGTTTCAGTGGGCGATGTATGCAAGCATAGCGGCGAGCTTCGGCATCCGCACAGTGAGAGGATTGAAAAAGTGATGGCAAAAGACCCAAGATTAGCAAGAGCTGGTGTATCTGGCTACAACAAGCCAAAACGCACACCCGGTCATAAAACCAAATCTCATGTTGTGGTGGCCAAGTCTGGCGACCAGACAAAGACAATTCGGTTTGGCCAGCAAGGCGTGTCTGGATCAAAGGAAGGCACAGCTCGCAACAAATCATTCAAGGCCCGCCACGCAAAGAATATTGCAAAGGGTAAAATGTCAGCGGCCTACTGGGCTGATAAGGTTAAATGGTGAGAGAATGGGACTATATTCAAACATTGCTAAAAAGCGTGCGCGCATTAAGGCCGGAAGTGGCGAGAAAATGCGCAAGCCCGGCACAAAGGGAGCGCCAACGGCCAGTGCATTTAAAGCGGCTGCCAAGACGGCAAAGAAAAAGGCTAAAAAATGAGCAAGGCAATGGCTATCCTCCAAACTAAAATCGGGTCAACGCCTGATGGTGAGTTTGGGCCTAATACAGCGCGCGCAATCGCAAAGTATTTCAACCTGTCCCCGGCACGCGGCGCGCACTTGATGGGGCAGGCGTCACACGAAAGTGGTGGCTTCAAGCGAACCCGTGAGAGCCTGTACTATAGCTCACCAGAGCGCATACAGGCTGTGTGGCCGTCGCGCTTCCCAACGGTTGAGGATGCTGAACCTTACGCCAAGAACCCAACCGGGCTTGCTGGCAAGGTCTACGCCGGCCGCATGGGAAACGAGAATGAAGCGCAGGCGAGCCTATACATTGGACGTGGATTTCTCCAGCTTACCGGGCGCAACAACTACCGCTCATTTGCATCTGACATGGGCGTGCCAAAGGTTATGACTGACCCAGACTTGGTGGCAGACGATTACGCATTTGAGACTGCGCTGTGGTTTTTTGAGAAGAATGGCTTGTTTAAGATTGCCGATGAGGGCGTGACAGATGACGCGATCAAGCGCATCACGCGCCGCGTGAATGGCGGTTATCACGGGCTGGATGATCGAAGCAACCAGAGCAAGAAAATCCACACTTGGCTTATGTTTTAGTCTAGCTAGGTTAGCTAAGTTGCGCGTCCAAGATCAGAAGGCCAGCGCGGCGGTGGGCAGAGCGGGCGAGCATTTAGCACTCGCCCGTCTTTCGCTTGCTGGTTATCTCTGCACCTTGTGCCAGATCAGGGACCACGACGCGTATATACAAATGTATGAACGCACTCTCACGTTGCAGGTAAAGAGCGCCAGCAAGACGCATGGGGTGGGCAGAAGGTACAAATTCTACACAGCTAAAAAGAGCGGGCAGCGGTCAGACGTTTACGCCTTTGTCGCGGTGGATCTTGATGCTGTAGTCTTCCGCCGGGGCGACGAAATCTCCAAGACAACAACATATGTGTCTGAGGCGGAATTTCTAAACGAAAGCCGGTCGATGCAAAAAACTCTGGACAGCTTTAAATAGTATCTTGCGGGTCGGCGTGGGTTTGATTACAAAGTCTGAGTGGGTGGCTATCATCGCAAGTAAAATCGACTTCACCACGGGAATGGTGGTTGTTTAGCCTAGGATGACGTTGCTACCAAAAAGCGCCAAACTTTTTACACTATCAACGGCCACCCGCACGATATTAAAATATTATCGCAACCAGCATCATCATGCCAGCGCCGCTTGCAAAGCCGAAGACAGCTCCGACCAAGCCAGCGATGTGGATTTTGCGTTCTATATCTTTGTCATTCATCTAAACTCTCCGAGGTATTCATGTGATGCTTGTTTGCGTAGGTGTGTATTCGGTGACAATTCGAGCATAAAACCTGACACTTTTCTATCTCAGCAATAATGTTTTTCATCACACCCTTTTTAACAAGCTGAGACACAGTTTTGCTCTTTTTGGATGGGTCAATGTGGTCAAACTCAAGGGCAACTGGATGCTCATTAAATCCGCAGCGAGCGCAACCCTTGTTCATTTTGTAGTTGTCCACATGCGCTTTTGCCAGTGCCACTCTGACCACCTCCAGTTGCCTTTGCCTAGTCCTCATCGCCACCATCCTCAAAACAATTATTCAACGGTTGGATCGGTTGCTTGCTGAATACCCAGCGCCATTGGCGCTTGGTGTAGCCCGGCACTTCAACAAAGTCACGCACTCGGTAGATCTTGTCAGCCTCCCACATCTTTTTGAGATAGCTTGACGTGCGCGGCACGCTATCGCCTAGAAGCTCTGCGGCCTCTGCTGCTGTCACACGCTGGTCGTAAGGTATGAGAGAGAACAGGCGGTTGCCTTGGTCGATGCTGTGCTGTTTCATCTTCTCAGCGGCAATCAACATTGACGGTGAGGCTGTCAGTGGCCTACGCGGGCCAGACGGCAGCGGGTCACGTTTGCGCTGCCTGTACATGAGCGTCTCAAACTCCCACAGGCAGTGGCCGTATGTGATCTCGTAGCGCTCGTGCTTATCGGTAACGCCTTCTAGCTTTGCCTTCAATCGCTCTGCTGCGTCTTTTGCATCTCGCGCTTTAGCACGTCGATTAGCGCTTGCTGCTCTTCCAGCCGCTGCTTCAAGTTTGGCCTCATTTGAGTCTTCTGCTCCGTCAGCATTATGCTGTTGTTGCGCTCCAACCTTTTTATAATAATCTGAGTTTGGTCCGTACTCACGCTTTTTCCTTTCAAGGGTTATATTAAGTTTGCTAGTGATGCGGTGTATCGTCGAGCGAGACACATTTAACAGATCTGCCACGTCAGCCTGTGACATGCCTTGATCTGCGCAGGTAAGGACGTGACGGGTGAGGGCTTCTGGGTCGTATTTCATTCGTCTTCCTCCAGCGCTTCAATCTGTCCAACGCCGCCACAGTTATCGCAATCTTCCATAACAGACTCAAAGTCGCCATGCCAAGTTGAGCTTTGGCGAACCCACACGTCACGCTCAACTTGGCCGTCGCCGTCGCACTCAGGGCAGTTAATTATATTGCTCATAGCATGGCACTCTTGATGAATAATGGCATGGCAAATAATGCCAAGAGAAATAAGATTTCGCCAGCGATTTCAAATTTACGTTTCATTTTGTTTCTCCCAGTTTGAGTGGGGAGCCGCAGCTCCCCGTGTTGCGTTATATGTCAACAATTTCGATTGTGTGGGCTGCTTCAATCCGAGCAAGGCGCTCGGCATTCTTTTTACGCGCCCATGCCATCATTGGTGATGTCCCGCGAGGCCCATCGTATCCCTGTTCAATCAACCACTTATGAACGCCGGGATATGCGCGGGTCGGCAGATACCCTCCAAACCCATAAACCTTGTCGCTCATCGCGCCCCTCGCCGTCTTGGCCGCTCTTGTGCGGTCGAGGCTATGGCCGCTCGCAATGATTTTGCCATCTACATTGCGCGTGATTGCCCATGCGGCTTTTACGTTGCGATGGCCTTTATATGTATCAGTAAAGCCGTTGCTAAATGTTGCGATAATTGTCATGCCCGTGTTCCCTTAGTTTGTGTTTATACAATCAGACTAATCCGTAAATCATCCTATGTAAATACCTAATTTGCACTTGCACTAACTTTTTTTAGGATGTAACGTCCTATCAAATTAACCTTGGAGGGTGACATGAAAAAGGAAAGTCGGATCGTATTGACCGAGTCGCAGCATGTTGTGCTGACACTAGCGGCAGAGCAAAAGGGCATGGCGCTGGCCACGTTTATTAGATCGGCAGCTTTAACCGCAGCATTCAGCTCTGGCATTCAGCCAGAACAGCCGCGAGCTGACTGATGGTCAACGGGCGCAACAAGGGCGCATCGTTTGAGCGTGAAGTTGCCAACATGCTACGCGACGAGCTTGGCATAGGCTTTAAGCGTGACCTAGAACAATACCGCGCTGGCGCTCACGCAGACCTGATACCAGATGATCCGGCGTTTCCGTTTACGCTTGAGCTGAAGCGATACAAAGACGGCCCTATCGGCGGTGCGCCTGCATGGTGGGAGCAAGTCAAAGTCGCTGCCGAGCGTGAGCAAAAAATGCCGTGCCTAATTTACAAGTACGACCGCAAGCCAATGCGATGTGTGATCCCGCTGGCTGCGCTGACTGAATGCGATCACGATTACACAGTGGAGGTCGATTTCGAGACCTTCTGCTATATTGCTAGGGAGGCAATGCAATGACAAGGCCAACCTATGAAAACGCAAGCGACCGCAGCGCCGAAACTGTGGCTGTGCAAAAATTCATTAAGAGCTTTGGCGGTGAGGTTGATTTTATCAAGCTGCCCCTGCAATACAAAATGGACTTTGCCCTCACACGCAACGGCGTCATCACGGCATTGGTTGAAGTTAAGTGCCGTAAAAATAACAAGCACGCATATCCGACTTACATGATCTCTATGTCAAAACTGGTTGCTGCCGCTGGTTATCGCAACATCGGCATTAACTGCATTTTACTGGTGCAATGGGCTGATGGCATGGGCTGGGTGCAAATGAGCAATGAGGACTGGAGCGTTAGAGTCGGGGGCAGAAAGGACCGTAACGATTGGCAAGACATTGAGCCAGTAACTCACATACCAATCAGCGAGTTTAAAGACGTGATCAAAGCGGAGGATGCAAAATGATGATACCAGCCGACAAGTTATCCAACACAGGATACCACGCCAGATGACGCGATCAGCTCATCTGACGTTAAGATGGTTCACAGCAAGTCGCTGGCGCATTGGAAGGCGAAGACATACAGCCCAAGCCCAGTGTTTGACATGGGAACCGCCGTACATGCAATGGTCCTAGAAGACGGCAAAGGCGTCGTGCGCGGGCCAGAGACGCGCCGAGGCAAGGCTTGGACGGAAGCATACGAGGAAGCACAGGCAAACGATCAAACCTTGTTGACCGCCGCTGACTATGACCTTGCGCGGAATATTGCCGATAGCGTGTTGTTTCATCCAGTGGGTCAGCGCATGGCTGGGCCGACAACGGTTAACGAGGCCAGCTTCTTTGCCACTGACCCTGAGACTGGGCTGAAGATCAAATGCCGCCCAGACAGCTATTGGGATGCAAAAGGTGTCCTGTATGATCTCAAGACGTGTCAGGATGCTTCACCACGCGGAGTGGCAAAGGACATGATTGCGTACAACTACGCAATACAGCAAGCCTTCTATATGCACTGCTTAGAGCAGGCTGGCTATGAGGCGTCACAGTTTGTATTTGTTCACGTCGAAAAAACCGGCGCACACGCGGTCTCGACAAACATCATCCATGAGGAATATCTTGACTGGGCCAAGGGCGAAATGCACATGACCCTGCGCAAGATTGCAAAAGCCAACGAGGCCCAGAAGTGGGACACTGGTTGGTCAGATCAAACTAATGTGATTGATCTGCCACGATGGCTGCGTTTAGATGCAGTCGAACTTTAATTAGCTTGGAGAAAAACAGATGGCTAAAACAGACTTCAAACCAGTAATGATCCGCAACGTGGAATTTAAATATCCCCGGCTGAACGGGACGTATCGCTACAACACATCCGAGAAGAAAAGCGAAGAGTGCGCGCCAACAGCGTCAAACGCGGCTTACTCAATCGCATGGGAGATGACCGCTGAGGAAGCAAAGACGCTGCACGCAGAGCTGAAGGCGCACTATGAGACGTGTCAAACCAAAGCTCCGTTCAGCAAGGTCTTCGGCATGAAGAAACTTGATAGCGGCAATTATGAGTTCCGCGCTAAGCGCAATGGCACCAACAGCCAAGGCCAACAGAACGAAAAGCCGCGCGTCATCGACGGATCGAAGCAACCGCTGGCAGACACGGCCTTCTGGGGTGGCTCGAAGGGAAGCATCAAGGTCACTGCGTATCCGGTGACAGATCCCGACGGCAACGGCGGCGTCAGCCTGCTCATTGACACCGTACAAGTCACGCACGCAGTGTACGGTGGCGGTGGCCTAGATGACTTCGATGAAGTCGCAACCACAATGTCTGGCGGCGTGGACGCATCGCTGGATGACTTTGGTCCGGCCGCTGCGTCAGCACCACAGGCATCATCAGCGCCAGCTGAGCTAGAGGACGAAATACCCTTTTAGGCAAAAGAAAACCCCCGGCAGTTGGGACGCTGCCGGGGGGTAACATGAAAGCGAACCCACGATTGGATGGAGAAAGGTCCGAACATGCACAGACTAACAAAGACAAGCGAAGTTGGCAAGAAACACATGCTGATTGCAGCTGGTGCGCGCGACACTCGCATTAATGAAGCTGGGTCACAATATGACGGCATCACCATAGCCGAAATTGCCAAGCTAGTCAGCGAACCGCAGGCGACCGAAAAGGCCGACGCAAAGTTTTTCATTCCGTCAACTTACCGCGAGCATGACGGCAGAAGCCACGCCGCCCAGCGTGAACGCGGCGAGTATTGGATGCTGGCCATTGACGTTGACGAAGGTGATTTATCGCTGACAGAAGTGAAGACCGCCGTTGAGCGTGTCACAGGCAACGCATCCGCACTGATCTATTCGTCATCCGGGGCCAGCGAAGACAACCGCAAGTGGCGCGCACTCATCCCGCTGTCAGAGCCGATCAGCGGTGAAGACTACGTTGACGCACAGCTCGCTCTGTTTGACCTTATGCAGCAGGAAGGCATCACATGCGACGCTGCACTCTCACGCACGGGTCAGCCAATCTACCTGCCAAACGTACCGCCTGCGCGCAGGGACAACTTAGGCCAGCCACAGTTTTATCATGGCCTGCGCAATCGCGGTGAGGGTCTAGCTGATCCCAACCGAAAGCAAAGTCTGGGCAAACTTAGAGTTTCGCCGCAAGAATGAAGCCATCGCAGCTGAACGCGCCGCCGCCGAGCGTCAAATTCGTGCGCAAAATCGTGCGCAACAGCGAAAAGATTTCGATGACGTTGATCCAGTTGCCGAGTTCAACCGTAATAATACAATAGCCGACATGATGCTGCGCCACGGTTACGAGAAACTTGGCCGATCAGACAGCTACCGCTCCCCAATGCAAACGTCTGGCTCACACGCCACCAAAGATTTCGGCACGCACTGGGTCAGCCTGTCAGGCTCAGACCGGGCGGCTGGCATTGGCCAGACCAGCGCTGAGTTTTGCTGGGGTGATGCCTTCGATCTTTACTGCTACTTCGAACATGACAACGACATGCGAGCCGCCGTGCGAACTTACGCCGCCGAGCTGCGGCCCAGTAAGTTTGATGAGGTCAACCAACAGTTACCTGAGCCAGATGACGGGCTGGATGACTTTGACACCATACCCGACCCCGAGATTGAGCCTGAGAGCCAACCTGAGCCTGTACAGAGGCTTGAATGGCCAACGCCGGTCGGAACTATTGATGAGGCAAGTTTACCTCGCAGGCGGTGGATTTACGGGCATCACCACATTCGCGGCTTTGTCAGCGTCACGGCGTCAGCTGGTGGCATCGGTAAAACCTCGCTCACAATGGTTGAGGCGCTGGCTGTGGTCACTGGTCGGCCGCTGCTGGGTGAGAAGGTGCATGAGCCAACAAATGTTTGGATCGTCAACCTAGAAGATGACATGGCAGAGATGCAGATTAGACTGGCCGCCGCCATGAAGCAACACAACGTCACGCACCCAGAGATAGCAGGCAAACTATTCATGGATGCGGAAGACACAATCGGCATCACGCTGGCTGCGGAAACCAGAGACGGCATCGAGACCAATGACGCTTTCCTGAGCCACATGCGAGACAAGATAAAAGCCAACGACATCGGCCTTGTGATAATTGATCCATTCATCTCGACGCACGAAGTCAACGAAAACTCAAATATGAGTGTGCAGAAGGTGGTCGCAATGTTGCGCCAGCTGGCTAGAGAGGCTGGCTGCGCTGTGCATGTGGTTCACCATGTGCGCAAAGGCAACGGAGAGGACGCTGATATTGACAGCGTGCGCGGCGCAGGCTCACTGATCGGCGCAGCTCGCGCAGCCAGAGTTATCAATAAAGTTAAGTTTGAGGACGCCGTGGCGCTCGGTGTGCCAGAGGCCAGCGCGACAGGTGTCTTCCGGGTAGATGACGGGAAAGCCAATCTTTCGGCACCTCTGCCAGCGGATAAGGCAATCTACCGGCGCATGGTCAGCACAAAGCTAGACAACGGCGAATATGTTGGCGTGGCCGTTGAGTTCAAGTTACCCGATCAGTGGGCGGGTATGACAACCCGTGTGGTCAACAATATGCTTGATCTGATCGACAAAGGCCCAGAGGACGGCGAGAAGTATTCTATCAGGCCGCAGGACAAGCAGCGCTGGGTCGGCTCGGTCATCACAAACTACAGGTTCTCAGACCTAGACCACACAAAGTCAGCAGGGCAGGCAAAGGCAATCCTGCGCCAGTGGAATGACGAAGGTCTGCTGGAGGAAATTGTCTATCACAGCCCAAGCCAGCGCAGGGAGCGCAAGGGCGTCGTATCGACGGGCAGAGTAGGGGAGATGAACTGATGGAAGTGAAAAGCACACGACGTGAGTGGACGGGAGATTGGAGCGATTGCTTCTACCGAGATGACGATTACGAGCAGTATGACAACGTGCAGATGTTCGCAAACATAGCCGACCATTTGTATGACCTATGTGGAGGCGAAACGCCGCTGTATTGGCCAAACTACGAGAAAGCGCCGTGGCACCTGCAATGCGCAATCACAATCAATGGCAGGCCAACGGAGATGAACTTCTGGCCACACAAGGCAAAGGCACAGATCAGCTATCAAAAGGTGACTGAGGGATGGATGGAAATTCATATGCTGATAAACTCAGTGTTCTTCGCCAACGACGATCAAGACGAGGATGATTTCGATGTTATCGAGTAGTGCGTCAGTGGAAAATTTCAGTGACGCATGTGTGACGCGTAGTGACGCATTGCTGAAATTCGGTCAATTTATGGGTGATTCGGAAATCGAGCAAACCCCTTATTTATATAGTGCGTCAGTGGATTTGCTGAATTTTCCTACGGAAAATTTACCTCCAGTGACGCACTTTGTCAAGGCGCAGGTCTTAAAAAGAGTTCGCTTTTGCGAACACTCTCTTTTTTTGAGACGACCAGCAGCTCCACTGTCCCGCCTTCCTTCGCTGGCGCGAAGTCGGGCCAGAGGCGCAGCTTTGCGTCCTAACTCCTGCTGGCAGGGTTATCAGGGTTTACGGGAGCTGGTCCACAATGGCTAAAAAAGCAAAAGCCAAAGTCGGATAAGGCTAAAGCGGCGATGGCCAATCGTGGCACGTTTGAGAGCAAGCATACAAACTATGGACAAGCCGATCCACTACAAGGTCGCAGGCAGCGGTCGAGCCGTTTACCTTCGCGTCAGCAGCGGCCAGCAAAGTGTGGGGCGATACGCTGGTTAATTGTGTGCCGCCGGCATATGCGCTGCGCTATCGTGAGCTGAAAGGTGAGCTGGACGCAGCGATGGTTGCAGACGATTACACACTGTGCGCACAGCTAGCCACGAGCTTGATTAAGGCGCTCAAGGTGATGAACGTGAAAGCTCGGCAGGATGGCCATGAACCGCCAAAGGTTGACGGGCATATAGCCGAGTTCAAGGGGAAGACGTATTGCTTCCTCGCCAGCGGTGATCTGGCAGCTGTCAGGCGCAAGTACCCAACGTGGGCCGTGTATCATATCAGCGAAGTCTGCGCGGTCATGAGCGTGCGCACAGATGAAATGGTGGCGGCTGTGACAAAAGAGTTTGCCGGGGCAAGAATTATTGACGTCCGGGCGTTTGATGATGAAATTAACTTTGAACCTAATGGAGAGTGATATGACGCAGAAGAATGTACGCACAGCGGTGCTAGAGGAAGCCATCGGGCTAATCAACGGGCCGCGCCAAGCGCACTACGGTACGCCGCAGGAGAACTTTGGAACAACGTCGCATATGTGGTCAGCATATCTGGGCATCAAGGTATCGCCGGGAGACGTGTGCAGGCTAATGGCTCTATTGAAGCTGGCAAGGCTACGGAATGGCCCGCATCACGATAGCAGCTGCGATGGCGCTGCGTACATGGCGCTGGGCTGTGAGCTTGATGAGGGCATGCTTGACGTGCCAGTGCAGCAGCCTTAACGTGAGCATCAGGCAGCGCATCCTCCCGCGCTGCCCAACTGACCCTCGACGGTTTTCATCCAGTTTGTCCGTCGGGGGTCTTTTTATGAGAGAGCGTTGGCATGACGTATCGAATTAAACTTAGCCTCGACGTGGCGTGCGAAGACAGCAGTGACGCTGAGGATGAGATGGACTGGCTGGCAAACTACGTTGGCGATAGGTTAGAGGATGGCGCTGACGTACAGCGTATCGTACAAGCAATGGTGGAGGCGCTCATTGAGCTTGGTGACGCTGAATGCATGATGGCTGGGCCAGATGATATCATACACTGAGAGAGGCTGTGCTTGCGTGTGAGCGGGTGTTGGAGCGCTCCGCGACACTGGTTGGCAGCGCCGCGCTGGGTGCGCTCGCTTAATTGAACAAGCGTTCAATTACAAGTCCTCAATACTACATGTTGTGTTTGATGGTGCTGGCGCAGTTAACAATAACGCCGAAACGAGCCAAGTCATTGTAAACATTGAGGTCGTGACTTTACATATGACTGATTATAACATTTTTCTGTTAAACGATGACCAAATATCCCCCCCGGTCAGCGTTTCGACGGGGGTGTGCGTGTGT